TAATAGCCGCCGCAGTAGTCGCGCCTACAGTAGCGCCATTAATCGTACCCCCTGTAATCGCTACGTTATTGGCATTTTGTTCTGCCATTGTACCCACGCCTGTTAAGGTATGGTTAGCATCCCACGCAGCCGCGCCTGTAGCACTAAATGTACCATCGGCGGCTGTTGAATGGGCGACTACGACTGTCATGCTAAGAACCGTAATTTATACAGCGTTGTGAGGTAAAGCTCAATAATGTTATCAATCAGTTGTTGTAATGTTGAATCTGATTTATCACATACTTGATAACGTGTTGCTTCAATTTCAGCTAATTGGTCTGTTAAAAATTCTACAATGTTAGAAGTCTTTTTAGCTGACGATAAAGTGATTGCACCAATCAAACCATATCTCCCTTGATAAGCCTCTGCAAACGCGTCTGCATGGTCAATAATTTCATCATAAAATGTACCAAGTGCCATGTGTTTAGCATAGCTACGCGTATTAAGATGTACGCTATGCGCGACATCACGCCCTAAGAATAATAAGCCTACGAAGTTAGCGCAAGTCATTGTGGTAATCCTTGTTGTAATGATTCTATATCTTCAGGTGGTGGCATACCTTGTTCTTCCATGCCTTCTTGTGGCATTTCGCTATTTGGCATTTCAGGCATATCACGTGATGGCATTTCGCCTACTAAATCGCCTGACGTAATCATGCCATGCACTGTACCCATGACTATGTCGCTAATTTGTTCTTCCGTCATGCCACCTTGCACTACGCTCAAGCGCTTAGTTTGAGCATCAAAGGCTTTAATTTCAGCTTCAAAGTCTTTACGTTTTTCGTCTTGCACTTCAATAGATTTGCTGACGTTTTGCAACATTTGGTGCATTTGTTCCATCTCTTGACCCATTGCTTCCATTTGTTGCTTAGCTGCTTGCAATTCAGGTGAATCATCACCGTCAGATAGCAATTTAGGGTCAATCGTTTTAGCAAAGCGTTTCGCCATTTCTTGTGCGCCCGGCCAGTCCATATTTTTAATAAACAAGTCGCCAGCCACAGCCCATAATTGTGGGTTGCCTTGTAGCAATTGGCTCATTGCGTCTAGTGATTCTTGACGCTTGGTCATGTAGCTTGGGCCAGTCGTGACGCATACATCATACTTACCAACGCTTGGATTGTAGATTTTCTCAATCACAATACCTGCTTGGTCTACGATTTTCTTAACTGGCTCGGCTTGTGTCGGGTCAATCTTAGCGTTGTCAGTTGTACCATCCACGCCAATAATGCGAGCAATACGTTGTGTGTCGTAAATCTTAGGGATTAAGTCCACTAATTGACGTGTGCAGTGACGGATAGCGCGAGCTAAGTTGTCTACATAATGGTATGTGCCTGTGTCACCTTGTTTTTCACGGGCTAAGATAGCACGACCTGAACGCTCATTGCTTGTTGCACCTAAACTGCTATCGTACTGCCCTGTCGTTGACTTAATGTCGTCTGACGCACCTGCTTTTGCTTGTAACAGTCCACTTGATGCCATAGGCGGTTGAGCGCGAGCTGGTAGCGGTAATACTGCACCAGCACCGTCTGTTACGTCAGGGTTGACTTCTAAATACGGCCAGTTAGTTGTGTTGGCTGTCTTCCATTGAGTTTCGTAGCCCTCAAACTGACCGCCGTAACCGATAAAGGGGGCTTTTGGTGCTAGTGCAAGCATTTCCGCCTCTTGGCTGACCCAATAGTTGTACATACGTTGTGCATCTTTAGCATTACGCACTAAACCTGACACGTATAGTCTACCGTCTACTTCAAATTCATTACCCACCACGCGAATGACTGGAATCCATTTACCCGCCCAATCGCGTGATTCTAATACTTCAAAACCGTTAATCTTGAGCCATTTCACCTTACGCACGTCTACATCACGCGTTTTAATAGGCTTCATGCCCATTGCTTGCATCTGTTTATCTTCAGGTGAGCCTGTCATGGCACTTATGTTGCCGTGATAGAGGTTAAGCGTTTCTTTTTCGTGTGAGATGTAAAAATACTCAGCAATACGGATTGTTGTTTCGTCAATCCACTGTGCTAGTGATTGGTCGCCAATACCTTGTTGCTGTATGCTTGATATAGGCGCTGCGTCAGGAAACTGACGCTCGTAATCTTCTTTCAGTATGTCTTGCGTAATGAAACACCACTCAGCATCACCACCGCAAGGGTCTTGGATAGTCGGATCCATGTACACGCTAAATGAATTACGAATACGTGAGATACGCAAGTCTTGGTCAAAGCTGTTGTCGTCACAATACTCGGTCAGAATACGGAAGTAACCTTCACCGTAGGTGACTTGGTTGTCACAGGCTGTGTCATACGCCACGTCTGCGTCTGAGATGTACTCAATGTGACGCACCATGCCTTCAAATACTTCTGCCACCTCAATATCAGCCTTATCATCAGCAGGGATTACCTTACCGCTAGGGCGATTTTGTCTTTGGTCGTTTGTGACTTGGTGTACGTGTTGTGGGAGCTTGTTGATGGTCAAGCATGGTCGGGCGTTGATGGTTTGCCCTTGAACTGAACCGCGTGTAGCTAAAACGTCTGCGGGCCACTGCCATTGGTTGTCAGGCGAGCCTGCTGAGAAGCGTAGGTCGTCTAGTTCATCCTCACGGCTCTCGCTGTATGCTGAAATCGCCATCGTTAGGCGAGAACGGGCAGTCGCTAGAATGTCTTTTGGGTCATCCTTAGTCCTACCGCCATTAGCTACAATACCCACCATTCTATCCATTTAATAGCCCTATCACTTCGGTATTTCGCATCATTAGGTAATCTTTACCGTCAAACGGCACTTTCTGGCCTGTAAACTCACCAAACATAATGTGGTCGCCCACTACTACATCCATTTTTGTTACAGTACCGTTTGGTAGGCGTTTACCATCACCAACTGCCACCACTATACCACTATACAGCTTAACTGTAGGCATGATAATCAAGCCTTGTTTTTCTTCATCCTGCTCAACTACAATACAGTCACTTAACGGTTTAATCATTAGCTACTCATCCAAGATGAATTAACACCGCCCATTGATGACGGTTTGCGTATTATTCTATCATTATATTCACGATGTGCAATAGGAAACGCAAAAGTTACTGCTAGCGCGTCTGCTGCATCGGGTGAGGCTAGTCCGCGTGAGCGCATTTCTTTCTTACCCTCTAAGAATATCGTTCCACTGCTGTTCGGGCGCTTCATTGGCCCGATTAAGTCCGCTTTTAGCTGTCTATCGTCAGGAATACTCGCTGTTTTCAGCCAGTTTCTCATGTCGTTCCACATCTCCGCCCGTTTGTTACCAAACGCGATGCTTTGTTTAGCTTTATTACCAAAGTTGACACCGCGCACCTTGTAGCGTTGCTCGGTTAGCCTGTCCAAGATGCCGTAGCCTAGTCCACCTTCATCAATCACGGTCATTATGGGCTTAAATTCCTCTATCGCCTCAATTACTCTACCCACGATTGCCATCGTGTCCTCGCCTGAGTACCGTTTAATACTGACAATATCACGCCCTTGTCGCACCAAGATGACCGTACTATCCGCACCGCCTCGCGCTGGGTCAACACCCATGACGATTGGGGCGGTCACATCCTTCCATCTCGGTCTAACCATCGCATCCTGTACTAATACAGGGCTAATAAACTGGTCTTCCCCTGCTGACGGAAATTCACCGTACACTTCTACCTTAGCTTGTGATGAATCTTCACCGTACTCCGCGATAATCTGCTCATATACTGCCTTGTCTGTGTCCTCCACCGTTCGAGCGTCTACTGTGCGCGTGTTCCAAAACGCACGCTTGGCGTTGAAACACTCAAAAAAGTACCCCTCGTTACGGCGTGGGTTGCTGAACGCTAACCAAAACCGATTAGGCGTGTTCTCCGTGAAGAACCCCGCCCCTACCTCCCATATCGGGTTAGGTATCCCGCTTGATTCGTCAAATATCAACATCATCCCATCCTGATTATGCACCCCCGCATAACTGTCAGGATTCTCAGCCGACCACAGCTTGCCTTCTGCCGCCCAATACCGCGTACCCTTCTTGAGGTCACGCTCCACTAGCTCGCACACCCATTGCGCTGGTACTAGCTTAGTGGCGGACACTTCCCACCAGTGTGAGTTTATTAGCATGGCTGACCACTTGATTAACTCCGCCCATGTGACCGACTTCAGTTGACTTTCACTGTTAGCACTGACGATTACTGAAGACCCAATCCTCGTTGTCAACATCCACAATATGAGCCATCCGACCAGTGCCGACTTGCCAATCCCCCGCCCTGAGCTGACCGCCATTCTCAGCGTATCAAAGTCAATCTTACCCTGATTGTCCTCTATGTGCGTCTTGATTGTTCTTAGCACATCCCGTTGCCATTTTCTCGGCCCCTTGAAGTGTGCTAGTGGGGTGTTGGGTTGTTGCCATGGGAACGCGTATAACACGAACGCTTCAGGGTCGTTCGCAATCGCGGGCGACCATAACTGCGTCATTAATACCTGTTCTTCTTGCGAACTATATATTGGCTGTTGCATTATTGTGGTATCTCAAGCACTTTGTTGCCTTGCTTGTTTTGTAACGCCCAAGTGCCTTTTTTATATGGCGCTGGATTTTCTACCCATCGTGGGTCTTCGCTTGATCTGCTGTACACGCTTTCGATAGAAAACGAAGGGTGGTTAGGTAACTTCCACTTGTCTGTAAAGTGAAGCGCGTTGTCTGACGCGTTTACCGCAGTCCGCGCATCTTTATTACCCGTCAAGAGGTCATAAAAATACCCGCGCATATCATAATCGTTTGATTCAGGTATCTTGTTGTCCATCACCCACCGACCATACATCCGTTCCAATGAAGGTGTAAGTTGCGTAGTCTGCACGGGAAGTAACGGCGTACCTAATAAAGCATTTTGACTAGCAGGTGCTAGCATGTTCAATTTAGCCATCTATCGTTATCCCTTGAGTTACGCGTTGTTGTGCATCCGCCAGTGCTTGCGTGATGCTAATCTTTTGATACACGTCTAGGCTAATCTCCGTCTTGGCTGTCCAACCGTGAGCGTGTTGCAACATAGCGAGGGCTGACTTAGCGTCACCATCCTTCGCTGACTTCATTAATACTGTGGACATCTCCAACTCAGCATCAGCTCGACCCTTCAACGCTGCCATCTCCGCTACTGGGTCAAATTGGCACAATTGTCGGTACTCAGTAGGTAGCATCCCTGCGGCTAACGCAAGGTTGTCATTCTTCAACCCTAACTTTGCAGCGTCATATATCTTCTGCAACCGTGATTCGGTGGCTTGGAGCGTTCTAGGTGTGAATGGTAGGCTCATGAACATACGCGTGATACTAATTGTATCCCTCCGTGTTGTCAATAAATCTAAAAAAAAATAATTTTTTTGCTAGTGGGCGGGTGGGCATGTGGGCAGGTGGGCAGGTGGGCATGAAACTTGGTGCATAAAAAAAATTGTTTACGAACCCATCGCCAGCGTGCCCGACCAGCTCTCGGCCCTATCCCGCCCACGTATACAGACCTGTATGTATATAGCCAGTACGGCTATCCGGCTATCCGGCTATCAGGCCATCCGGCTATCCGGCTATCAGGCTATCCGGCTACCAGGCTATCCGGCTATCAAATGTTAGCATTGGCACTATTGTCATTCAAAATACATTGGCACTATTGTCATTCAAAATACATTGGCACTATTGTCACAAGTAAACAATTCCATAATTAACATTTTGCTAGTGATTGTGGGTAGGTGTGGGTAATAATAAAACAGTCCGTGTTTTGCTAGTGGCTTATAGTTTTGTGGGTAGGTGTGGATAACCTTGTTTAGTATTGCCCACACCTACCCACACAAAAGCAGCTAAAATCATTTTGTGGGTCATGTGGGCAATGTGGCCACCCAAAATAAATCGCTGCAAAAGCCAGCGCCATTGTCTTAATGATAATGCTTCTCATTTACTATATATAATTTTAACAGTATCAATCTTTATATATCCATACATACCCACAAGCATCCCTAAGCCGTGTTATATAAGCGTTTGTTGTGGGTCAAACTGTACCCTTTTAACTTAACCACATTTTGCCCACATTACCCAACCGCGTAACAAAGTATTTGACAGGCATTAAAAAACCTGTTTTAATTACCTCTCACCCGCTTTTTTTGTGGGTCAAACTGAAAAGGGTTAAAAAAATGAAAGATTACAAAAACAGTACAGTAAAAAGCAGCTTGACGGCGGGTGATTATATCGCCGCGGTAGCTCTTGTTTTAATTATTATATCTATAATTTTTCTCGCATCAATTTAAGGGGTTTATAAAATGGAAATCTCAAACTTATTAAGCAATAACGAATTAAGAAAAGCCGCGTTACTAATCACCGAGGCTAGCCGCTTGGGCATGGATTTAAGCGGCTATTGCCAGGTAGATGTAAATATGGCAAACGGCAACGTGTACCTTTGGCTAGAGGATTACCCATTTAGCCTCTTTATAGACTTGGGCGGCGATAAGGTGCAAGCGTGTTGGACTGAGTATGAAAGCGGGGGTGAAGAGTTTATGGATGTAAACGGCCAAAGCGTATACGACCTTGAGCAATGGTGCGCGGCTAATGAACGCAAACACGAAGAATTAGAATTAGAAGCCGTTTAAAATTATCTGTTAGCCTTTGCCAGGCGCGAAGGTTAACGGGCTAATTTTAGCCAGCTAATTGTAAAGGGAATAAAATGCAATTCACAATTAAAACCAATGAATTAAAAGCGCTATTAATATGCGCGGCAAAAAATGATACTAGATACTATTTAAATAGTATTCATTTTGAAAGTACGCCACACGGCATTATAGCGACCAGTACGGATGGCCATAGGCTATTATGTATTAATATACCTAATGAGCAAGCCGAAGGCATCAAGGCGCTAATACCGCGCGCATTGATTGAAGCGGTCGTAAAGACTAAAGCGGCAACAATTGACGTCACAATAGATGGCGCTAACGTTACGCTATCCAGCGCTGGGGAAAATGTTAGATGGATATTAACCGAAAGCGTATTTCCAGATTTTAGGCGCGTGATACCTAACACTGTTAGTGGCATACAAGGGAATGAATTTAATAATGAGTACCTGGTTGATTTTGACAAGATCGGCAAGCTAATAAACGGTGGCAAGGCTAGCGTCTTACAAAATGACGTAGGCATGAGCGCGTTAGTCAAGTTTACTGATGAAAATGTCATAGGTGTAATCATGCCATTAAGCCACGAAGCGCCAAAAGGTACAGTGTTACGGCCTGCATGGTTAGATTTACCAGCCGCGCCTATGCAAGCAGCAGCATAATATCAACAAGCGCCTGGCCGCATAATCTAGGCGCTAATTTTTTGGATTGTATAAAATGAACCTAAAAGACCGAATAGAAATAGAATTACAGCGCCAAGACAACGAATTATTACGCGAGGCGCTGGAGTACGTAGACGCACTAACAGAAGAATTAGAGGCCATACAGAACACGCTAGACGCGCATAAGCTACCGATTGATAGCAAAGCATTAAGTATCGCATTAGATCGCGCCCAGGATGATTATAAGGCGCTGGATGAAAGGTTTGATGCTTTAAGCAATCGTTACGACAAGTTATCTGATATTGCCGATAGCTATGCTGAAATATCTAACGACTTGCTTTATAAGGGTTAAGCCTATGCTGATAATTCTAGCGGCCTTAATCGCAGCCATAATAGCGATTATTTTAGGCATATAAACTAAAGGGGCTAACAAGCCCCTTTTCTTTTACTTAACAACGACCAATGACGGCGGCTCGTTTATTTCAACCATACGCCGCAGCTCTGACTTAGACAGCGTGATTAAATCGGGGGCGCAATATATATGCTTGCGGTTGTCATATTCACGCGATTTTAAGCGTCCGCAATCAACCCAGCCAGCCTCTTTTAGCGCATGAAGTAATGCAGCTTGAGGCACTTTCACACCATTAGGGATTGAACCGCTAACAACATCACAAAGGGCGTGAAAAGGTGAACCAATAACGCCCTTACTAAATTCACCCATGCGCCCACGCATCATCTCAACTAAATAGCTCTCGGCGGTACTCATGCCTTGCTCTACAAGGTTTAATTTGAATTCAGTCATCATAGGCGGTGCGCTTGGGTTAAACGCACTTACGTCACGTAGCATAAGCCACGAAGCAATAGCACTGAAGCCGCCAGCATTATACCAAGCCCACAACGACCTAGCCTCGCTTGAATCCATACGGCCAGCGTGCGACCACACGCAGAACCAGCGCCTATCTTGACTAGCCAAGCTGATAGGCACGGGGTCATTTGAGAAGGCAAGCACTAGCACACGATTGACCATGTCATAAGGGTGCAAGCCCTTACGGTTGATAGGTAACATCTCAGGCGGCGCGGCGATGATAGGCTTTAGCTTGTTAGCTAACGCACGTCTAGCCGCCGCATCAGGCTCTTTTAATTCGTTGATAATCAGTATTTCACTCTCAAGCTGATAACCCCATTGAGAGCTGATACTATCGTTATCCATAATGCCACGATTTTTAGCATTAGGGCCACACACCGCCCATAAGAACGGCGCGTAAAGCGTATCCTTACCGCAACCCTCGTCACCACCATGTAGGATAGCATGATTGATTTTAATCTTAGGATTTTGTACTTTAAAGGCCATCACATCAAAAATGTGACTAAGCTCGCGCTCATCAGGCACTAATAACCGCGCATGGTCTAGCCACATAATAATGTTATCTGCTACGAGGTCTTTAGGTCTAGCATCACGCCACCGGTTGCCATATACATCACCATCACGGGCGCATAGCACGCTATCGCCTGCGGCATAAGTGATACCGACTAAGGCCTTAGCGCCCATCGCCTGCCTATTCTCGTCAAAGCAGATTGACGGCTGCACGCGAGCGCCTGAGTGGATAGACTTACACTCAATATGACGAAACAAGGCATTAAACGTGCTACGGCTCACCTCGCGCCTATCCTGCATATCAAAGTAAGCCTCGTCGTCCTGCACGTAAGCAAAACGCTCATACCACGCGCTCTTAGCCACACGACCAAGCTCTTTACGCTCTACGTCAGCAATCACGGCCGCAGCATCATGCGAAAACATATCAGAAGGCGTGATTTTAGATAGCGTGTTACTCATCACCTCAGCTAACAGCTCGTCACGCAAACCATGACTATGCTCAGGGCCACCATTCTCAGCCACCCATGTTAAGAAGGTCTTACTGGTTAAGTCCGAGCAATGACCGTGATAACAGCAGAACGAACGGTCTACGGGCTTATAGCGGGCTTCAGGGTTGTTATCACTATGCGAGGCGTGATTAGGACACACCACGCTCACCCATCCTTCAGCGTTCACGCTAGATAAAACTAATTTTTGCTCATTCAGCCACGCTAGGACATCATCCGTACCCGTGTCGGCTAATAAGGTGTTGCGTATATGCGCGGTGTTAGCCTCAGCAGGTGTGACGTTAAGGGCGGAACAAATTTCGGGTAGCGTGTACTCACGCTCAGGGTAAAATTCCACTAGCACACTAGCAAAATTATTACGATTAGGCTTGATATTGACTGAACCAGGCAGTCTAAAATTGCGTACTGCATTAGTCGCGCCTTTGTCGGTATAACCCGCATCGGCAATCGCAGTAATGGCGGCAGTGAAGTCGCCTTTAGTCGGTTGCTCACTAAACACGTAACCCCACTGGAATGAACCTTTTGATGTTTCCATAACCCACGTAGGTGGTAAGGGGGGTATATTAGGCGCTTTATCTGCATCGCCTACGTCATCTAGCACCATGACTAACACATACTCGCAATTAGCTGAACTCGCTGATACACGCCCGTCTATAAAGCGGTCTAGGATAAAACTGGCTGTATTCCCATATAGTGAATCGCCTTTCTTAATCTTAGTGGTCGGTAGATAGGCGGGCCAAGTGCATTTGATTGTGCCATCAGCATGAAATTGATTTGTAGGTTTTTGTTTAACTATTAAAGAAGTTTCGCCCTCAGGCGCAAGGTTTGTGATAAACTCTAGGAATGACATTGTTTTAGCTCCATTGAACCCGCCCTGCAAGGTGGGTT